TCTTGGAGAAGACGAAGGATGACTGGCTACTGATGATCGACACCGATGAGCGCATTGATGTGCCAGCCTTTAAGAAGCTGATAGAGGCGGCCGATGCTAAAAAGCGACCGATCGTATCGGGCGTGGTATTCGGTGGATGGCAGACAGGTGAGATCTACTTAGAGCCAGTGCCTTGCATATTCAAGCAGGGCGAGAGTGGTGGGCTGTATGCACTGCATGACTATCCGGTAGATGAGATCGTGGAGATAGATGCAGCAGGTACAGGATGTCTGCTGATACATCGCTCAGTGCTAGAGAAGTTCAGGGATGAGGCTGATCAGGTACACCAGGGAGATAAGTGGTGTTGGTTCCAGGACATGCCACTGCATAAGGAATGGGTAGGTGAGGATCTACTGTTCTGCCTGAGAGCTAGAGCCTTTGGCTTCCCGATCTATGCGGTGACTGGATGTATCCTGCTACATGAGAGAAGGTTCTGGTTAGGTGCTGAGCATCATGCAGACTTCCAGCGCTTCACTAAGAGCAGACACATGGGAATGGAGAACGATCATGGCAACGAGTAAACAGGTAACAGTAACGACCACAAGACAGAACATCGTATCGGTCGATGATGTAACGCAGCATGTATATCTGCATGCCAAGCACGAGATCTACATCGGAGACGAGGGAGTGACATCCTCGAACGGATACCTGATGGACAATGGTGATGTGATGGAGATCGTGCTCAGGGCTGGAGAGGTCTTGTATGCGGTGGCTGGGGCGAACTCAGGAACGCTACATATCCTGATCACAGCAATCAGATAGGACAAATAGGACATGCGTTTTTTTCCACAGGGGCGTTTGGTACACGCCGCTCCCCGTTTTTTTTCCCTCCCCCCGAGGCTCAGGAAAGTAACAAACACCACATGGGGGCTTTTTTAATGAAAACGGATAATCAACGCAAATACGGCAGTATCTACAGAAAAATCAGAAAACAAATTCTAAGTGCAAATCCGATCTGTTACTGGTGCAGGCTTGTACCGGCCACAACTTTAGATCATGATCCACCGATAGCATCAGCTCCGACACCGGAGCTATGGCAGGGAGTGCTGCGGCCTAGCTGCGGCCATTGCAACTATTCGCGAGGTGCGACTTTTGGCAACAAACGCAAACGAAACAGGAAGGTGTCTCGACAATGGTAAAACTAGAAGTCAAATTAGTGCCAATCAAAGATCTACAGAAAGATCCTAAGAATGCCAGGGTGCATGGGCGTGGATCTATCATCGCGTTAAAGTCATCCTTAGAACAATTCGGGCAACGCAAGCCAGTAGTAGCAACCACAGACAATGTGGTCATAGCAGGTAATGGAACTCTTGAGGCTGCCGAAGCATTGGGCTGGCTAGAGCTGGCCGTTTCTTATATACCGAAAGATTGGACTGAGGCGCAGATCAAGGCTTACGCGTTATCCGACAATCGCACAGCTGAACTTTCATCATGGGACAAGGATCTCTTGGTAGCAGAGGTCGCTTCTCTGAGAGAATTAGGCTGGGAGATGGATGATCTAGGTTTCAAATCGATCCGCTTAGAGGAAGAGGTCAATCTCAAGGAGATACCTTATCCGCAAGAGCGAAAGCGAATCACTGTCAAGCGCGGCGATATCTACCTTCTAGGCAGACATAGGGTCATGTGCGGAGATTCTACAAATCCTGAAGATGTGTCGAGATTGATGCAGGGCGATCTAGCTGATTGTGTTTGGACAGATCCACCATACAATGTGAATTATGTGGGTGGGACAGATGAGGCACTTACTATCGCTAATGACTCTATGAAGGAACCAGAGTTCAAAGAATTTCTTTTGCAAGCATTTGCTGCAACCAATCAAGCAATGAAGCCAGGGGCTTCTATCTATGTCAGTCATGCTGATACCGGCACTAACACATTTAGAGCCGCTTTTGTTGAATCCAATTTTTATCTGTCTCAATGTTTGATCTGGGTGAAGGATCACATGGTTTTATCGCGAAGTGATTACAACTGGCAGCATGAGCCAATCATGTATGGCTGGAAAACTGGAGCAGGGCATTCGTGGAAAGGTACTTTTAACAAAACCACCATCTTTGACATGGAGAAAGATCCTGAGCTGCTTAGTCATGCCGAACTAGTAGAGAGGTTTCGCTTATTGGCTGAGGCATCCACCATCATTCGCGAGGATAGGCCAACAATCAGCCGAGAGCATCCCACCATGAAGCCGGTAAACTTGATAGGTCGGATGTTGGTAAATTCCACAAAGGCAGGGGATGTCGTGTACGACCCTTTCCTCGGAGCTGGATCTACAATCTTGGCGGCTGAGCAATTAAATCGAAGCGCCAGAGGTATGGACATCGAGTCAAAGTATGTCCAGGCCGCAATCGACAGATGGGAATCTCTCACTGAGCAAGAGGCGGTGCTACTTGACAACTAAAAAGGCAAAGCCAAAAACAAGATTTCAGCTCAGACAGGAAGAATTGCCGGAGATGGCACAGGCTTACTTGGCTTTAATCATCAAGCGCCTTGATCGACCACTTACTGAGATCGAGGAAGAGCTGGTGCTGATGTTGGCCTACTCTGGATACTTACACAGGGAAGCTCGTGTAAGAATCAACGAGACTGGGATTTTGGTTAAAGGAGCCAGGGGCGCGGTAGTCAATCCAATGCTGAAGGTCACAAAAGATGAGACCGATACCTTTATCAAGATTGCGCAGGCCTTACAAATCAAGCCTAAAGATGAAGCCGGTGGATTAGATATCTGGGACAAACTTGCACAAGAGATACTTAAATCATGAGCGTTGCACTTAGCGAGCCAGTCGATCTTATAGTCGAGCCCAGATGGGGAACCAAACGAGATCGCCGATTAAAAACAATGGGTGACCAGTTAGCGGCGGTAGCTGAGGGCATGGGCTTCTCCTTATTCCCCTGGCAGAAACATGTAGCAGATGTAGCGATGGAGTATAAAAACTCGTTATACAAATACCGCACAGTCGGCGTGGCTGTAGGCAGGCAAAATGGTAAGAGTTCACTTGTAGCTGCTCGGATTGTATTCGAGGCTTTACACGCAAGGCATAAGGTGGCTTATACAGCACAGGACAGACAAATGGCCAGGTTGAAATGGGAAGAGCACATAGAGATCATGATGGCAAGTTCCATTCGTCATCGCATAAAACATGTGGTTCGTACTAATGGCAACGAACATGTGATCTTTAAGAACGGATCGACCTATGGCATCACCACTCCAAACAACAAAGGTGGGCGCGGTACATCTTTGGATTTGGTAGTCATCGATGAGGCTCTTACGCATGACTTGAGCCTCATAGGTGCGTTGCAACCGACTTTGGCCACAAAGCCAAATGGCCAATTGTGGATCTTGTCGAATGCCGGAGATGAGAGAAGCACCCTGTTAGCGCATTATCGGAACCTTGCGCACACATCTTTGGAAGAGAAAGAAGCAAGATTAGCTTGGTTTGAATGGGCTCCACACGAGGATAAGTTCGATCACATGGATGAAGATATATGGCGGCAGGCTATTCCTTCGCTAGGAATCCGCAAGGGCGTAACGATCCAGGCGGTGAGGGAGGCAGCCAATACCAACTCCCCTGAAATCTTTACTCGCGAGTGGTTGAATGTCTGGGCTGCAGCTGAATCTACGCAAGTTATCGATACGGCTCAATGGGATGAATTGGTTAGAAGTGATGTCATCGTAGGATCGCAAGTCGTAATCGGCGTGGATATGTCTCGTGAGCGAAGCAAGGCAGCCATAGCCGCAGCTGGTGCGGTATCTGGAATCAATCCAGTCGAGATCGTCGATATGCGAGATGGCGTTGGATGGCTCTTGCCGCGAGTCATAGAGATAGCTAAGAAATGGAACGCCTCGGTAGTGATTGATACTGGAAGTCCGGCTGCCTCCCTTATAGGCCATCTTGAATTGGAAGGCATCAAGGTCATGCCAATAGGTCTGCAGGAATACGCAAGAGCTTGCGGTAACTTTTTTGATGCAGTGCAGTCTCGCACTTTATGTCATTTAGGAGATGACAATATGCGAGAGGCAATTCTAGGATCGAGCAAACGACCTCTAGGGGATGCGTGGGCTTGGAACAGAAAATCCACTACAAACATCACGCCACTTGTTGCAGCGACTTTGGCACATTATGGAATCACAAGCAAAGAGATAGAGCGAGATCTAGTTAGGAGTAGAATATTTTAATGAAAATAAAACAACTTATAAGCACGACGATGCAGGGACTCGGCGCAGTAATAACTATCGTAGGCATATCCCTGTATTCACCAAGCCTTGCGGTACTATGTGGGGGCGTGATTCTCACTCTCTTTGGCATAGCATTGGAGCGCGATGCTTAACAAATTACTGAAGCGACAGTTTCAGGGCTCTGTTGTTTATACCAATACAGGCTATGTTGATTCACTTGGTCGAGTAGGTCGATTTTTTGAAGGCAACTGGGCAGGCGTTTATGTAGATCAAGACACGATGCTCGGAGTTCCGGCTATCTGGAGAGGCATCACTCTCATATCAGATGCAATCGGTGCAATGCCATTACATGCCTATCGCGGTGACACTCTAGTAAAGCCGACACCAAATATTTTGCTGAGACCAAATCCACCCTGCACTCGCATGGAGACAATCGCGGCGATGGCCTCGGCGCTTTTGATTCATGGCAACTACATCGCTGTTTTAGGAGAACCTGGAGCTAATGGGCTACCAGAATCTTTCTATCCGGTAGAGCCAAACCGAGTAAATGTATCGCGCGACAACGGGCGCATGATCTACATGATCGATGGCAGACAGTATGATCAATCACAAATTTTGCATATCAAAAATTTTTCCATGCCAGGAGCGCTTGTTGGCGTAGGCATTTTAGGAGCTCAGAAACAAGCACTTGGAAAACTTATTGCGATCAACGAGTACGCTTCTAGATACTTTGATGGAGGAGTGAGTCCATCGGCGATCCTTAAATCAGCCAATCCGGATTTGACTCAGGAAGAGGCAGATGCACTCAAGGCCGCATGGATGTCGATGTATAGCTCACGCAATAGAGCACCGGCTGTTCTAAATAGCAGCACAGAGTTCCAGGTGCTCAGCGACAATGCGCAGGAGGCTCAGCTCATAGAGGCACAGCAGCAAGCGCTTGTTGAGGCATCAAATATCCTCGGACTTCCGGCCTACTATCTAGGCGCACCTAACTCATCACGCACCTACTCAAATGTTGAGCAGGAGAATCTGCAACTGATCCGATGGAGTATCCAGCCGATCGCACAGCGTATCGAGGAGGCACTATCTGATCTCCTAGTGCGTGGACAGGTAGCCAAGTTCAACTTTGATTCATTACTGCGCACTGACACACTCAGTCGCTACCAAGCACACCAGATCGCTATCTCCAACGGCTTCCTGACTGTAGATGAGGTCAGAGAGATGGAGAAGCGCGAGGGATTAGATGACTCAGAAAATGCACTCAAGGATGAGGTCAGTGATGACACCGATCTCGATGACTTTGATGATGAGAGCGAAAGCGAGGAGATAGCATGAGTGAGATCGAGCATCGCAGTTATACGATCGATCTAGAGTATCGAGCAGAGGGAGATGGTCGAACCATCTCTGGCATCGCTGTTCCTTACGATGTAGAGCAGAAGATCAGTGGCAGTCTAACCGAGGTATTCCGCAAGGGAGCATTTGCCGATGTAGTGCGCGCGCCGTTTCGCGTGAAACTATTACGAGGCCATGATGCCAAAGCGCTGCCTCTAGGCCGAGCTACTATGCTGCGAGAGACTGACAAGGGGCTATACGCAGAGATGCGTGTGAGCAATACTGTGGCAGGTGATGAGGTACTAGAGCTCATCAAAGATGGCGCTCTGGATAATCTATCAATTGGTTTCATGCCGCTAAAGAATCGCAAGCGTGAGGATGGAGTCATCGAGCGCATCAAGGCGCATCTGGCTGAGATCTCACTTGTCACTTTTGGCGCTTATGGAGAGATGGCGGCTGTCAGTGGTGTCAGGGATACTGAGGTAGACGAGAATCCTCGACTTGCACAGGCGCGTGAGATACTCGCTACGCTGAAGCAGTAATGCCATACAGCATCGTAAATGATCATCCTGAGTGCGAGGCCTTTGCCGTCATCAAAGATGAAGGTCGCGAGCTGATGGGATGCCATCGCACTATTGAGCAGGCAGAGGCTCAACTAACAGCGCTCAATATTGCAGAGTTTGGCGATCGCGCACTTCCAGAGAATTACAGACCGGCATCTAGTGAAGATGTGCCAGAAGGTCGCAACTGTGGCAACTGCGTATATTACGAGGCTGGATACTGTTCACTTTGGGATGAAAATGTACAGGCAGACTATTACTGCAACAGATGGGTGATGCCAGAGGAGGATGTGACACAAGATAGAGCTGAGTCCTTTACTCCAACAGCAGGTATGGTCGAGGAGGCCAAGCGTGGGCTGGCATGGAGGCGGCAGTTTGGCAGAGGCGGCACTGAGATAGGTGTAGCTCGTGCGCGTGATATTTCAAATGGTAAAGATCTACCATTGGAAACAGTCAAAAGAGTGTATTCCTATTTTGCAAGACATGAAGTAGATAAGCAAGCAGAAGGATTTAGACCAGGCGAGGATGGCTATCCATCTAATGGCCGCATCGCGTGGGCTTTATGGGGCGGAGATGCAGGTAAGACATGGGCGGATGCAATTGTTGCACGAGAAAAATCTCGTGTTGATCGAGCGCAAGTTATTCTCAATGCATTAAGAAATAAGATATAATCCAAAACAAGCAGAACACCTTGCCTATCGGCAACACCTTCTCTCACCACCAACAAT